CATACGTCACCGTGCAAGAGCGTATCAGCTTTGTGGAGTTCGATACGCCGCAGTATCGCGTCTCATACGTCGCGGCCAAGCAGGACGCGATTGACGGCATTTACATGGATGAGCGGGGGTTGAAATGAGCAAGCTGATAACGAAAGAAACGCTTGAAAAATGGCACGCCTGCCCAGAAGGCGCGGCACGGTTCAGCGAGTTGTGGCCGGCTGGTGCAGACTTAGCAACAGCCAGCGCCGGCCTTATCGCTGATGGTCATAAGGCTTGGTCTGATTGGCTTTGGTGGAAATGCGCCAAAGATAGTGAATATAGCCAACAGACTGTTATTACGGCTGGCGATGGCGGCACTGCCACGGCTGGCGATTACGGCACTGCCACGGCTGGCTATCACGGCACTGCCACGGCTGGCGATTGCGGCACTGCCACGGCTGGCTATCGCGGCACTGCCACGGCGGGCGATTACGGCACTGCCACGGCGGGCGAGGGCGGCACTGCCACGGCTGGCGATGGCGGCACTGCCACGGCGGGCGAGAACGGCTGTTTGGTTCTTAAACATTATTCCGAAGGCCGCTATTTCGTGCGTTGTGCGAATGTCGGTGTTAATGGGATTAAGCCAAAAACAGCTTACAAGCTTGATGATGCTGGCAAGAAGTTTGTCAAGGTGGAGAAATGATCGCCGGCATAATCGCGGTGTGTTCCGCATGGTTTGGCAGCGCGGCTTTGATGCTGGTTGCCATTGGATTAATGACGGCTTGGCAGTATTGCACGGCAATCGGCAAGGCGAAACGTAAGGCAGAGAGAGAATGGAGTAACGGGAGATGAAAAAGAGCAATGTTGTGATGTTGGTAGATCAGCAAGTTGCGGCGCAAAGAAACTTTTCTGCGCATGTTCAGAGCGTGGCGTTTTCTCTTACGTTAAGCAAAAACATGATAGGGACGCTGCAATGGGTGCGTGATTGGGGTTATCCGCACAATGACCCCAATAGATTCTGCCATGATGGTAGAAAGCTTACCCCAAGGACAGCATCGGGCGCAGATTTTTTCATAACATTTGTGCGCGCCCTTATTAACAGGGGGCTTGTGATACATAACGAACCAAACGTTGGGAAACAATCTTATGAACTCAGTAATGCTGGTAGGCTTGTGTGCGATTTACTTGTTGAATCTGGCATTATGCCAGCAAGTGAAGCAATCACTGTTAAAGGCAGGGTGAAAAAATGACAACCGCAATCAAGCCATTTATCACCGTCTTTGGTCTGGCAACCATCATAGCGCTGGCCAGCTTGTCAGCACATGCTGAAACCGTGACCGATCAGCAGTTGCAAGCACGCGGCTGCGCTTTGGCAAACCGGACGGCAGATTATCCGCTTGGCATTTGGAGATGTCCGCCGCAGCACGCCAGCGAAATGGAACCATTGCCAGCAGTGGTGTCAGAAGATGATTTAGAAACCGGCTGCGTGTTGACCCATAAGAGCCTGGGCGACATCTTTCGCGGTTCGTTTGGCGAAGGCGTTACAACTAAAGCCATCGCAGAAGCGGCGCTTGAGCAGTATAGAAAGTGTGGGTAAGCCATGACAGAAGAAATCAAAGTAAAATCCGGTTTTGTGCTGGTGGATATAGAATTAGGTCGCGCAAAGGTCACAAAAGCACTTGGCGGCGATGCTGGTTATCGCGGCAGGCCATCAACCCACCAAATACCAGTGACGATTAAAGGCTTTATCGTTGAGCAATACAGTGGCGATGATGGCGTAAGTCGTGAATTTAGGGTTGAGCCGTCAAGCGTGAAGCTTGGCAAGCCGGTTAAGGTGAAGCCATGAAAACCACCGAAGAAGCCGCCGATATGGTGTTACGCGCTGCCGGGTCGTCGCTGGCGAATTACACCATGGCTGGTACGCGAGAGGCGATATTTGCGGCCATATATAAGATACAGCGTGACGCTTATTTAGATGGTTATTCACACGGAAAACACGACAGATTAGAGGAAATGAGCACAACGCCACCGGAGGCAAAATGAAAATCAGCGACGAGGCGAGAGAGTTGGCATATAAAGTCACGCAGCCATATGGATTTTACGACTGCAATTTTACCACCGCGCTAAATGATGCAGAACATTTAATCCAACGCGCCCTAGACGCCGCCCGCAATTGTGCGCTGGAGGATGCGGCAGCCATGACCAGCAATTCACCTGACGGATGGAATGCCGAACGTCACGCTGAAGCAATCCGAGCAATGAAGGTGCAGCCATGACCACAACAGACAAACCACGCGCATACACGGCGGAAGAAATTACGCGGGAATACTTGCAGCAAATGATGGGAGTGGCAGCCTATTGGGCTAGGAAACCAGACCAAACGCCGCTTCAAATGTGTGAAGGCGTCGTGTTTTCTATACTGTGCGCGCTTGATGGTTCATCAGTATTGCCAGGAACAAAAACTCTGGTTGCCCCACATCCAGAAGATAAACAGTACCATATCGAAAATGGCGAGAATTGGTATGAACCTGGAACGGAAATCAGCCTGGCGCATGAACTTTTGCATACTTTGAAGGTGCCATCATGACCCCCGCCGAGTTCAACAGCCTTCCCCTCGACCAAAAGAAACAGCACATCGCCCGCGCCGGGCAGGAGGGTGGATGATGGGAGATAAGGAGCGCATTGAAGCGGCTATTATTAAGCTCACGCTTTTAATCGGGGCTTGCCGGGTAAATTCCGTCAAGAAGCGGCAAATTGAAACCGGCATTGAACAAACAATAAAGCTGCTTGAGGGAAAAACACCATGACGAAAATCAGCGACGAGGCGTGGCGTCCTATTGCGGAATACGATTGGATCAACAAACCGATTGTCCACCTCGCTGCTTATATCGTGCCGAGCGAATACGCCCAACAGAACGGCAACAAGCCACATTGGACATATGCGGATGGCCGTTGCTGGACGCATGGTGACAAGTATCGGCGATTTACTGGCATCCTTGGTGGCAATCCGTCGCACTTTATGGAGATATGAATGGAAATAAGGGTCACATATACGGTTAACTGTTCGCACAAAGCGTTTGAGGATGCCCTTGCGAAGCATTTGCCAAAGATGAGATTCCATGATGTCGCGTGGCGCTATACGGAAAATTACGGAGATGATAACGATCCGGATTTTTTCTCGACTTTTTCATACCCTGATAAACATCACCCTACCCTGACGAAAGACCTGTTTTGGAAAATGGCCGTGTCTTCCCTTGCATTATCGGACCACGGCGCCACAGGGGTTTTTATGCGGGTCGAAAGCGAGGACAAATCATTCAGCGTCAGCGATGGCTGGATGAAGGGACAGAATAGTCAGGAATCTCCGAGATTGCGTTATGACGAAAAGGCTTTTTCAAGCGAAATGGCCGATAGGCTCAAGCAGATAGCAAAAATCGCCTGCGGACACGAACCGGGGGATTGGTGACGCCAATTCGCATACAGCGCAAGCGCACCAGGGGCTATGACATGCAGGCCGAGAGCCGCGCCGTGAACGGGCTGGAGTGTGTGTATGTCGGGCGCAACACCAAATGGGGTAATCCGTTCGTGGTCGGCAAGCCAGGGGGTGCATATACTGCGTTGGTCAAAGATAGAAGGCACGCATATTTGCTCTACAAATCAATTGCTGAAGATAACGAGGCTTTGTGTGTGGCGGCTAAGAACGAGTTGCGAGGCAAAAATTTATCATGCTTTTGCCCGACAGGTGGTTACGAAAATTGTTGCCACGCCGACGTGCTTTTGGAGATAGCGAACAAATAACCACCCGCGCAAGCGGTAACGCCGAGAGGCAGGGGTAAGTGATGGCAAAGAAACCGCCTTTGAAAGAACGTATTGATGCAATGTCTCTTGACGAACAAAAGCAGCTTCTCGCCGATACTTTGGCGGGTTCAGCTTTACCACTAATCGAGCAAGTATTGCGGCAACGTGCTCGGCAATGGGTTGATGAGATTTACGCCGCGCTACACAAGGAGACAACCAATGCCTAATCGCTTGATGCAGTTCTTCGAATACGCCCACCTTCCAGTGCATTTGCAGGCGGTCAGTAAGCCATTCTGTGAACTGGCAAAGCATATTGATGAGACGCTACCAGCCAACGCTGAAAGCACTGTCGCGCTTCGCAAGCTGCTTGAAGCTAAAGATTGCGCTGTGCGGGCTTTGTTGGAGAAGCCGTCAGCCTAGAGACCCGCTGTGCAAGCGGTAGCAGTGGCGGCGTGTGGGGAACGCTAAGACTTAGGGAGTACCGGAAGGAAACCTAGGGGATATGTATGTAGCTCAGAGGTAGAGCAAAGCCCCCAAGGCGGAGGTCGCTGGTTCAAATCCAGCCATACAGCAGCAGGTTCAAATCCTGCCCACTGCGATTAACAAGGGGAATGCGAATGCCAATGACGGTAGAAAGAATGGAAGCGGTGGAAGGTCTGCATAAGACGATAGACCGGCAAGACGCCCTAATCCGTCAGCTTGGCGAGGCGTTGGTAGTTTTAGACAAGATTTATATTGAGCGTGTGTATCTAGACGCCCTCAAAGCATACAACGATTGGAAAGCGAGGCAGCCATGACCGATGATATGTTAAAGCATGTTGGCATTGTAGCCCGCGCCTTGCGTTATTCATTGGTAAGACTTAGCACGATGGATGCAGCAAGAGGCAATCTCCATTCGGCAGAGCAATCGTTCAACCGACTTGTTGAACACATTCAATCTTTAGAGAAAGAGCAGCCATGACCGCACGCGATGATTTTAAGTTAATTAGGCAGGCTTGTTCCCCTACGCATGAGCAAGGCTTTCTAGCTATGGAAGCTTTCAACCGCCTATTCACGCCAAGGCCGCTAAGGGAGTTGGTGGCGGAGGGGTGGACGCACGCATGGGTTTATGATGATGATGATAAAGAATGGATGATGTGGACAGACAAAATGCCGCACGCAACTGTGGCTTGGTCAGAGCTTCCAGCCGTCCCAATCCTAACGCCGAATGATATGGGGGTGGAGGTATGAGAAACATGAGTTTTGCTTTAACTAAAACTCAAATTGTTGACGGGTCAAAGACTGTCACGCGCCGGGCTGGATGGTTGTTTCTTAAGCCAGGAGACTTGATACAGCCAGTTGAAAAATGCATGGGGTTAAAGCCAGGAGAAAGCATTGTAAAACTCAGGCCGCCGATGCGTGTCTTAGGAACAAGGAGGGAGCCACTAAATCTAATGATCTTAGATTTAGTTTATGGATTTAAGGAATGCGAACTTGAAGGCTTTGGAGACCATCTTTTTTACCAGTGGCCGAGTGTATTTGTCGATATGTTTTGCAGAACACACAAGGGCTGCAAACCAGAGAGCTTAATCACCAGAATAGAATTAGGTGAACCATGACCATCATATCCGGCCATTGCACCAAATGCGGCCATCCGGCTGGGACGTGCCAGTGTGATGGCAAGCCTGAATTTGATGAGGGCGAGTTGTGGTCGTTTTTGCGGAATGCGCTAGTGGAGGGCAGCGATATATGCCGCTTTCATAAAGCAATGACTTATGAAGAATATTCAAGGCGCATGGATGCCGCCGCCCATAAACGCACAACCCAGCTTATCAATCTGTTGAATGCTACCCGCAAACCCTAGGACTCAACCCCTCACAATTTTTCGCATACCAGCACTCGTATTTCAGCACCCGCCGCGCCGCGCCATCGCTCAAGGATTGCCTGTCAGCCGGCGACAGGTCGAGCGGCGCAAGCATGAGGCAAACCGCCTCAGTCCCGATGGTAGGCTTCTGGGTGCCGCAACCGGTGCAACTCATCAAGACCAGCGCCAATGCCAGCAGGCGGCAAGGCGTCAATTGTGCCGTTAACGATTTTGGCATTTTTAACCGCCTCCAATTCGGCCTCTAGCTGGCGCACACGCGCCTTGTCGCGCTCGGCCTGCGCTATACGCCTGCGCTCCAGCCAGCGCGTCACCGGCTCAAATATCGCCATCAGCACGGCCTTAAACGCGGCGGCTATGAAAGTGCCGAGCATCAGCCGAATTCCTTTCTGGCAACCAAGTTTTTGGCGCGTTCCAACATGCCGATTTGAGTGTCGGCCTTCGCACTGTTGCACCTGAAATGGATAGATTTTCCTTTGTCATGCTTCTGCGTGACAATAACCATCACGTCCTGCACGTTTTCCATTTCAAGGATTTCCAGCACTGGCCAGCGCCAGGTCGCATCCAGGCTGTCCTTATGGTCGCCTATCTCCACCACCTTTAGGTTGTGGCGCTTTTTAATCTTTCCGATGCGACAGTGAGTGTTAATCATTCCAACCCCCATACCTTGCCCGGGCACGCGGCGAACGATGGGGGGAACGAGAAACAATTCATCTTGTGCAACAAAACTGCGCTCACTTTGCACGGTTCATTTCCGCTACGGCGTTTTCAATCGCCAAGTGAACGGCGTTTAGCACAATCGGGATTCCGGACACCCGCAGCTTGGCAATTACTGTATCTTTGGCAACTTTGAATTTGTCGCCACCATTGCCGCCAGCCGCTTCTGCCGCTACCACAGCTTCCAAAGCTGATTGCATCAACAATTTTCCGCCGTTTTCCGCAATGACTTCAGCGCCAGCCGAGAGAAACGCCCAGATTCCGCGCCCTACACGTCCGAAGAAATTGCCAATTCGTTTCCATACAGTCATTTCTCATCACCCTTGGTTAGGTTGCTAATCGTCGCGTCTTTATCGCTACTGTTCTTGCTTGAGCCGTACCAGTATGACAGCACCATGCCGGCAGACGTTGAAACCGAGCCATAGACCAACATGGCGTATTCTTTGATGCCGTTACTATCGTTGGTTAGCAGTAGGTAGCCGGTGTAAAAGTAAGCCCCGATCATGACGAGCGATAAAGAGAACAGAATAAACTCTTTCATCACACACCGTCCTTCTCTAGCCAATCCGCCACGTCAAAAGACGGGCATTCTTTTATCCATTCATTAGGCGTTACAAGTCCATCACCGTCAGCATCAGGAGATAAATCCCTATGCCCTAAAACGCGACAATTTGGGTAAGTTGCATCAAGCTCTTTTAGAGTTAGGCGCAATGTTGAAAATTGTTCAGGCGTAAAATTGTTTTGCGACAACCCATTTTCGTCTGTGCCGCCAATAAGACATATGCCAACACTGCGCGCATTATACCCCTTTACATGAGCGCCCACCATTTGCAGAGGTCGGCCATATTCGCGTTTTCCGCTGCGCCGAATGACGTAATGATAGCCAATGGTTTCCCAGCCGTTGCCTTTGTGCCAATCCGTAATTTCACGCGCCCCAATATCCATTGCATCAGGTGTTGCGCTGCAATGAATGACAATGGTGTCTGTGTGCGTTCTCGGCTTCATTTCCTGCTTACCGCCGCAATGACGGTATTGGAGAGGTTTGCAATCTGTGTGCTGATATTTTGGAATGCTACATTAATATCAGTTCGTAACTGGCCTGTTTCTTCATGCGAAGTTTGCTTGAAGCTGTTCAAGGCATTTTCTTGTTCTTTAATTGCAGCGCGCATTTTTTCATTCTCCTTGTTGAAATAAACCACAACCAAAGCTAAAGCTACCGCAGGAGGCACACCACCCAAGAGACCAATCAGACTTTCCATTCACGACCTCCCCATCATTCGGCCAACCAAGCACCCGAGCCCCTGTCAGCCCTGTATGCCTTGTTGAAATAGTCGGTGTTCAGAACAACAGTGTTTCCAGATGCAGCCCCGTCCTTGATTAACTCCGCGCCACTGCCTGCAATCGTCACGTTCTTTGTTGATGCCGCGCCTTGATAATCCTGGAAGCGTTTCACCGTTCCATCCGGCACATTGTAGAGCGCCGGCAATGTCAAAGTGAAGCCAGCCGACGCCGTGCTGGTTAGGCATTTGATATTGTGGCGATGCGCTGGAATGGTTGCCGCTGCTGAATATTCGGCATTAGGCGTTGTGTAAAGTCGGCGGCAAGATGCTTCATAAACCTTGAATTTAACATAAGTTCCAGCCGGTGCCTGGGTGTTCAAATAAGGCTGCATTGCTGTTGCAGCGCCGCCTTTACCAACTCTAATCAGGTGCGGGTCTGACATATATAGTTGACGCCCAGCGGCAATAGTTCCTTTAGAATAGCTAGCTGGATTCCAGTTGGCAGATGCAAAATCAGCGCCTAGATTTTCTTTGATTTGTCCCCAGGGCGGAAGCGTTGCGCCAGTTGCGGTTAGCACCTCAAAATCAAGACACATAGCCAGCACATCACCCGGCATAACATCGGCTGCCCAAGTTGTCGCACTGTTGAAAATGTTAAAAGTTTTGGTTACTGCATCGGTTGCATCTAGCGTAACAACTAGCGCCCCATCATTAACGGCACGGCTTAAAGCGACGCCGGCAGTTTTTGCTGAACAGTAGAAATTATTAACAGTCCCTAAAACAGCAACACCCTCAACACCTTCAAGCCAAGGATTTGGGCTTATGGCAATCCCTGGCGCACTTAGAAACTTTCCTCGAACTTGAATCATCTTGTTTGCAAGATTGCGGCCAAGAACTAAAGAACCCATACTTCCCGGGTGAATGTCAGCCCCGTTATAATCTGGATTTGACACATCCGGGTCAGCAAGAGAACCATATGAGGCGTAGTTATCAATAAAATGCAGATTGCTAAACTTAGTGCAATGATTCTGCATTGCCGTGTTGTAATCCTTTAGCAGTTGAATCCTTGTCGCATGTTGTCCCGCGCTTTCCCCCAAATACCCAGTCGGATAGGGAATCTCTCCCATAACATAGATGTTTTGTATGCCTGCACTCATGAGATAGCGCATAACTGATTTGAATGATGCTTCAAATGCGGATGCCGAAACCGCCCCACTAAGAGCGTCGTTTATTCCAAACCACCAAACAGCATCCCACCTTTCGTTGGCGGGCTTTTTTGATAAAACTATAGGGACATTAACATTTTTGTTTATAGCGCCGCCACTATCAAAGCCGGCTGCTGTGCCGCCAGTAGCTCCTAAGTTAAATTCTCTTTTCCAGACATATCGTTCCCCGGTGAACGAAAGAGCATGATTAATGTAACCCTGGTTAAACCTATACGCATTAGGCCACGGGTTGCTATCTTGGTTTTGGAATGTCCGGCTATCGCCAGCGGCAAGCAGGTTAATCATTTCTTCGCCGTTGTTTCCAGCAAAGGCAAGCAAGCTGCTTGATGCAGAGCCGGAACTTGACCCAGAGCCAGAACCACCATTCCTTGCAACAACACCGCGAACAGCCACCATATTAACCCCCTGATTTTATATTGGTTTGCACATTAGATTCAACACAGCCCCAGACGCAAAAGCAGTTGCGCTATTCGTCAGCGGGTCAATGTTGGTTATAGTTGTTGTTGACGTTGTGGTTATGACGGCACGGCAAGTTGTTATCGTGCTGTTATTGGTGCAGTCGCAGGCGTAGCCGTTGCCGTTTGGCGATGCGCGGCTAAACGCAATGACACCGTTATTTGCAACGCCGCCAGTGCCAACTGTTAATTCAAATACGCCAGCATTTGCACCGCTGGATAATGATGGGCTTGTGCCAAATCCGCTAGAGATTGATACGCCAGCGCCCTCAACATCAACGAAGCCTCCAAAGCTGTTTGTGATAACAGCCGGAGTACCATCAGCGCGCACAATTCCTTTGTAAATGACTTTCTTGGAACCTTGGACGGTTTTAAGGTCAGTCGTTGCGCCGTTGTTAAATCCTGGCCCTACTGTGATTGTGCTATTGCAGTCTGGCTGAAACGCGATAAGTGCGCCGCTGGTATAAAGCCCCTCGAACGTGCCACCCTGGCAAAACCCGTCCGGCATGCTGTCAACGCGGTATGTACCGCTAGGCTGTGCAGCCGTTACGCCGGTTAGCGTTGTCGCGCCGCCACCCTCTGCGGAATTACTGCTTATGATTCTGCCTATACCGTAATTAACTGCCTCAGTGACAAAATTCTGGAATATGGGAAATACCGAGCGGCCTACATAGCCATATTGCATGCCGGTGTTGCCGGTCTTGCCCTGCACCGAAACATTAGACAAGCGGCGGATAGTCCATGCCTTAGAGCCGTGATCTTCAATTGCCGCTAGCGTTCCGTTGGTTGCGCCGTCTGCGTAAGCATAGCCTTCAATAATGTAATTGTCGTTCCAGAATGTAGAAAGTGGCGTTGTGCCGTAATAAATATTTGAGTTTGCAGAATATAAGAACCCAATCCCGGCATTCTTCGACGCAAAGCCGGAGGAATTAAAAATCTTGCCGTTGATGCTGGATTCCGCAGCGATGCCATAGCGATTGTTTTTAGTGTGATTGTGAGCAATCACCCAGCCGATGCCATTGCCCAAACGAACGCCCGCGCCGTTGGCCGGTCCATCAAAGGTACAGCCAAACATCATCCGGTTTCCGTCACCCCAGCCGGACGTATCACCGCCCGCGCCGTTGGTCTTTGGGTAAGACGTTAGGCCGTTTTGCATCAGTGCGTTGGTGTCAGTCGTATTTCCGGCAGTGGTAAATTTAATTTCCGAGCCGACCGCGCACAGAATATTTCCGTTGAATGCCTTGCCGCTGGCGTTGGTTAGAACAATGGCGCAAGAACTGCGATAGGTGCCGGCTGGGAAATAAATCGTTGAACTTGGGTTTGCATCAAACACGGCCTGCAATGTTGTGCAGTTGTTCGTGCTATCATCGCCCTTGACAGAACCATCAGTCGTAACGTCATAAACCAAGCCTTGACTTAAGCCTGGGTCAACCGTGACGCTGTTATCTGTGTTGAGCCGCAAATAGCCAGCTTCATTGTTTGATAACGCGCTATCAAGCGAACTGCTGAAACTAGCTGCCTGGGCAGTGGCGGTTAGCAGGGTTAAAACGGCAATCCGTTTAATCATCACGCCACCTGTTTTACGTCAAGGGTTGCCCCGGCAAGTATTGTGCTGGTTCCGCCCGCCGCATTTTGGGCAAATTGTACGGTTAAAGTTCCGGCATTCGCAACTGTAATAGTGCCTTCAATGACCGTTTCGCCAGCCGTTGCCCCCGCCTGCCCCTCAGCGCCGCCGATGGCTGTTTTCCTTGCCGAGATAACCGCCAGCCCGCTTGCATCGGACATAGATTTGATTTGGTAAAGAATTGAAGTCGCCGTTGTTGTCCCGCCAATGGCGTATTTATGCCCGCCCGTTGCGTCTGCATTGTACGGCAGCCAAGCCCTGAATTTGTAAGTCTTACCGGCCTCAAGAGACACAACTAAGCCAGCAATATTGGCTAGCGTTGTTGACGTGCTGTTAACATTTGCTGCAACGCGCTTTGACCCGAAAATATCAGACATTCCGCTTGCATTCAGTTCGGCCACACTTGTTCCTGAAACGGAATACAGCCAGCGCCCCGCCGCTGGCGTTGACCAGCCCGACGCTGTGTCACCGCCGAGAATTAACGCGGGGTAGGTTGTTGAGCCTTTCGGTGCGCCAATGAACGAGCCAGCGTCAAAGCCGTCTATATTAACGCTATCATAAGCGCCGAAAGCCTTAGATGTTGACTCGATAATATTCTCTGCGCCGCTTCGATACGCTCTTAAGTGCAAGAAATTATGACCATTACCTGTGGTATGCCCGTTCCCAGACGGTTCCCATTTAACATGGTTTGTGCATATCAGGCTGATAATGTCATAGTGACAGTGCCGACCGCCTAAATCAGCGCCGATTGCTCCAGTCCCTTGAACACCGGAAACGCTGCCGACAAATCTGTTAAAATTACCCCTGTTGCGGTAAACGATAGCATTTGCTGAACTTATCGGCTGCTTAGAGCCAACAAAATTCAATATTGAAATGTTTTCAGCGCCGGAAGGAATATCAATACCAATTGAGCCAGCGTTAACGGTTCCCCAATACCAGCTAAACACCACGCTAGAAATTGTAACGTGAGAAATTCCAGTTACAAATTCAATGCATGGTGTAGCGCCAGCATAGCCAGCACCCAAGCAGAAAACCTTATCAACATTCGTATTACTGCCATTGAACCTAAGTTTGCCAAGGTCGTTATAAATTGTGCCGACCTTGCTTGAACCGCCGATGCTTACGTTTCCTGTGCCTGGATAAGCATGGATAACCTTGATTGCCGCCGTGCCGATATATTGGGCGGAAGAACTCATAATGAAAGCCCAACCCGTTGAGCGCTGTTCGCTGTCGTAAATTGTTACCGTGTCAATCTCACTATCATGCGGCCCCTTAAAGTCCCAACCATCAACGCTATAATTGCGCAGGAATATGCGCCCGAAGTAACCTTCTTCTTGCGCATAAATGTCGCGTGAATTGTATGCGTAACCGAAACTTGCCTCAGTCTTTAAGGCAGTTCCGGCAATGTTGGTCATTTCGATTTCGTCCATATATTGCGCGTTGCCGTAGAAGCAAACCCCGTTATTTGGAGCACCCTGCAACACCCAATTGCCGTCAATCGTCATTTTGAAAAGGCCGAAAGTTGACGGCACTCGGCTATCACTTACGATTCCGTTATAGGTTCCATTCGGGCCATAGTTGAGTCCGGTTCCGGTTAATGCGTGATAGTTTTCAGAAATAATAAAATCCTGATTGCTATTCTGCATTTGAAATAGCTTCGTTGAAAACTGGCCATCGCCGCACAAGAAAACCTTGCGCTTGATAACAATTCGCCTTGCAGTCAAAACGCCGCGAGGAATCATAATGCAGCCGCCACCAGCCGCGCTAACGTCAGTAATCAAATTATTTAATGCTAAAGAATCATCCGTTCTAATAATGACCATTCTCATATTAGAGCCAGAATAAAGCGCATCACTCGATAGCGTCAGCGTGTTGCCAGAGCCGCCTATAATGGTGCCAGTAATCATAGTCACATCATTGAAGGGACTAATGACGTGGCAAGTTGCTCCCATATCTTCTGGAGCGTAAGTATATGCGTTGCCGACGCTGGTTATTGTCGGGCTTCCGGCAGTTGTTGATACGTCAAAAACTTCCGTTCCATCACACTTGACGCCGTAATCTCGGCAGTCAATTGGCTGGCCGAAAAACTTCTCAATGATGGAACGCTGCACTGGCGTAGAAGCTGCGCCCATGTCAACGGGGATATAGTTAATATCGTCCCCGCTTTCGCCGCCGCCGCCTCCGGTTTGGTAGGAACCAAACCGCCGCAACCCGCCAATGGTAAGATTGAAAGCCATATCAGCCCCTAATTGTTATCAACCAGCGTTACAACAACACTTGCACCAGCAGAGCCAGCCATTGAGGCATAGATAATCGGCGCATCAATATTCGTTCCGCCGTTGCCAAGATTGCAATTGAACATGTCGTCAGCCGTGCTGGTCACATTAGTAGCGGATTCGTCTTTCATGATGTTCTTTGTAGCGCCATTATCAAAACTGATTTTCCAAGTGATTGTTCCGCCGCCCCAAGTTCCGGCAGCGTTAATGGTCGCCATGTAAGAATCAGATTCAGCGCGGCGCTGAACAGTCGCCAAGGTATAATCACCATCGGCTGTGATCGTTTGCGTGTGTCTCATTTTACTGCCCCTTTTCTGGCTTTCATGTCTTTCACTGTGCCAACTTCTTTTAGCGTTCCGCTAGAAGAAAGTTCATATTTTTTGCGTTTTCCGTCTTTATCAGCAGCGCCGACAAGAATAGTTTTCCCTCCGTCCTTGCCGATAACCTTAAGACCCTTTTCCCCGCCAACATCCACAATATCGCCCTTGTTGTATTTTTTTGCAGTTCCGCCAGCTTTGGCAGATTTCATCGGCTTAATATTCGGCAAAGGCTGCTGCGCTATAACAGGAACGCCAACCGCTTTAACCCTGACAACTGGCTTGCTGGCAGCCTGTGCTGTTGCCGTTGGCTTGGCAGCCTGCGGCGCTGCCACTGGAGCGGCTTTAGCCGCTGGCGCAACGGCTGCCGTTGGCGTTGCAACCCTGTTAAGCCTAGACTGCATTGGCGACGGTTTGGCAGGGTTTAGAGCGTTAGCGACAATGCCGGAAACAGGCGATGCAATGACGTTTTTAAGTTCGTTGGCTCTCTTGGTTTGTATCTTCGTGGCCTTAGACCTGGCCGCATTCGCAGCGCCGTAAGCAGCGGCGGCAGCGGGAATGCCGGCAAGGCCGCCTGTTGCGAATCCAGCACCAGCGGTAATAAGTGGGAATAGCCGACCGCCAACAAAGCGCATGACTTCACCAGATGCGCCAAGCTTGGACGCTTTTAGCAAAGCGGCTTTTTCCTCATTAGACCAGCCCCGCGTTTTCTTCGCGTTACGATACAAAGAGCCGAAGCCGTTCTTAATGGCTAAATGCGGGTTGTCTGACGTTTCTGCATTTCTCAGCACCCTGTCAATATCAGCCATTTTAGACTGTGTTGACCATAGTTTAATGGCCTCTTGGTGCATCTTAAACCCAGCCGCACCGCCTGATATATCTTGAACTCTTGGATTGGTTATCATGGCGTGCAAATCGCCCTGGATATCCCTTAAGAATTTTCCAGTTGCATCCATTTTGCCATTCAGCGCCGTGTGCGCTTGCACCATGTCGCCAAACTGCTGATAAAGCGCCATGCCGCGTTCCAAAGACATATTGCCGCGAGAGGCTTCAAGTCTGATCGCGTCAAGCGTCTTAGACAATGTTGCATCGCCGCCGTAAGTTTTCATCACGTCCATTTTTTCGGCTGGGATTCTGGCCTCAGCATTTTTAGCCCAAGCACCAACAGCAGTTGGTTTAATCGCTGCGCCCGATGCCTCTGCGGCTTTGTAAAGCTTGCCAGCGGCCTCATGAACTTGCTCAGTCGTTGGAGCCTTGACTTGCTTGCCACCTTGCGAAGCCGCGCCTATGGCCCTGCCAAGCCCGCCTAGCGTAGCGCCAGACAACGCGGCATTAATGCGCTCATCGCTTGAAACTGGCGCAGGCGTCATGCCTGCCACTTGCTCAGGGATGCGCTGCAATGAAGGGGTTGCAGCACCGAATGCCCCCATTCCCAGAATGGCCGGAAGTACACCCTTACCAGCGCCGAGCATGTACGCTGGAACGGCATTTAACCCGCCACCGATTGCCGCGCCTGTTGCCGTTGCGCCTAAATCGCCGGCAGTCTTTTCATAAGCCTGCTGCCCGCCAGCCGTAGCGCCGCCAGCAATCATGGATAGCGGATTTGCAAGGTAGAACGGCAGCCCGCCAGCGGCAGAACCAACGGCCTCGCCAACATCAGAAATTGAGCCAGCGCCCGTAAATGTCGGCATTATGCCGGAAAGCTGCTTTTCAAAATCAGCGATTTCCTGCTGTTGTTGCTTGCCAAATTGCTGCATTGACTCTGTGCCGTAGTTAGCCAATGCGCCTGCAATGGCCTTGCCGGCAGGGACGGCATAATTTGTCATGCCAGTACTAACCAAGCCTTTGGCAAGACCTAACGCGGTCTTTTCCGGCAGTTGCAACAAATCATCAAGCAAGCCTGTTTTTGGCTTGTTGCCTTTATCCTCTCCAGCAATGCGTTGCAATTCTTCGTCAGACATATCTGCATAAGGGTCTGCGCCCTGCAACCCATCATTGCTGATAGATATTCCGTCGCCGCCCGCTATTTTCTCAAGTTCCGCGTCAGGAATGTCTGCATAAGGGTCTGCACCAGGGCCAGCGGCAAACATTGGCTGTTGGCCGATTTGTCCAGAGATTTTGTCAATATAGTTCCTGGTTTCTTCCGGTGCCTGTGCTAGTCCCTTGCGGTCAACATTGCCCTGCCCCCAATTGTATCCAGCTAATGCGCTTGGCACGTCGCCGTCATACTTTCGCAGCAAGCTACTCATCATCTTAGCCTGTGCCTCTGACGCCTGCATGGGGTCGAATGGGTCAATCCCGTATTCTTGGGCAGTGGCAGGCATGAATTGCGCTATGCCTTGCGCTCCAGCCTTGGAGACTGCGTTAGGGTTAAAATCACTTTCCGCCCTTTGCTGCACAGCCAAAAGGCCAGCCGGCAAGCCGTGCTGTTTTTCTAACTGGCGCAAATAGGCTAGGTAATCTGGCGTCATTGGCGCTGCCTCATCATGCGGCGCTGGCGCAAGATTTCCCGCGCTTGCTCAGGCGTCGGCGCTTGCCTTTGTTCAGGCGGGGTAAATCCGCTTTTTTCTACCAAATCTTTTTGCAGCTTGTCCAACAAGTAAAGGTTTGCCTCAATTGGCTGCGCTGGGTCGCCAAGCTGGCGCAAAAATCCTTCACGTTCCGCCGCAGTGTCAAACATTTTAGACGAGCCGCCTTGTGCGCTCATCATCAGCGGCAGCATTCCGCCAGCCATTGCGCGAATCTTAAAGCGTTGCTCGTTGTCTGCCGGAGTAAGATTTTTACTCAAGAAACCACTGATCGGATTGTCAGACGCAACGGCAGAATTGCTAAAGTTTCTTAAATACCCGCCCAATCCATCAGGGCTGCTTGTGACAGCGCCGCCAGATTTCTGCAATGCCGCGTAAGCATCGCGCAATGCCTGCAAGGACGAATACATTTGCTCGCCTGACGTTGCTTTTTGTTTCTGCTCGCCAAGCTTGTCAGCGTATCCCTTGGGGTCAATGACAGCCAGGGCTTGCATTTGGTCAGGCGACAATCCGGTTGCAGATTGTCCAGCGCCATATTGCGCTAATGCGCTTTGCCCTTGACCGCCTGATAGCTGTTGCAGCGCCATTGCTCTGCGGTCTTGTTCAGCCATTTCCCGCGCAAGCTTTTCCGTTTGCATTTGCTTGTATGGGTCTGGCTGCGCCATTGGTTCAGGCGTCAAAAGCTTTTGCAGTTGCGCTTGTTTAATCTGCATTTCAAGCTGCTGCATTTGGGCTTCACGCTCTTTGTCGCGCCCGTTAATGCCTAGCAATTCTCTAATTAAACCGTTTCCCATAGTGACCCCTAGAAGAAAGAACCAATGCCGGGAAGAAGGCCGCCGCTAGAACTTCCGCTACTGCTTTGATTGCTGATCGTGCCGCCATCGCTAGGCGTAACACCAAGCAACTGCCCCCAAGCTTGCAAGGCATTATAAGGAACCATTTGCTGTAGGCTATTCAGGTTACGTTGAAAGCCTCCGGCCTGCATTTTGCTTTGTGCATCTTGCAGCCTAAGCCCTGGCATGGTGTTCATGGCGTGATTAAGTTCGTTGTTAAACTGGTTTTGCCTGAACATCCCGATTTGGTTCATGCGCGAAAGGTCAATGTCATTTGCGCCCAGCATTTGCCGGTTGCTGCCAAACTGGCCAGCCGTCGCCATGTTGCGCTGCAAAACGCTATTATCGCCTTGTGCCTGCCGATTGATTTCATCAGTCACATATTGGTTATAGGGATTCTGCATCATACTAATATCAGATTGCAGAGAAGATGCAGTCGGAGCAAAACCCTGGTTAATGGAATTTATGGCCTGCTGTTCGCCTGCTGTCGTATCAAGCGGCTTGAACATGTTATTGCCAGCGCCACCAGAAAACATGCCTTGGCTTTGCACCGTAAATTGTTTGAAGGCGTCCTGAATTTCTTTGGGCAGAGTTTGAAAGCCAGAACGAGTGCCAGCACTCGATTCCTCCTCAGAGCCGCCGAAAATAGTTTTCCCCATGTTATGCACTCCCCATGCTTTTAGCCCAAATCCGCTCATTGGATTTATAGCCAAGACGTTTGAACAATTTGCCGGTTTTAACTTCGTCGCGCTCACTAACAACCAAGCAGCCAGCGCCGAGCCGTTTCATCCAATCTTCAAGCATATTAATCAGGCGCAGGCCGACACCCTTTGACCGCGCATCCTTGGAAACGAAAATATCAAGAACTTGCGCCATCATAACTTGCTGGCTGCGAAGATGCGGCAGCATGACAACAGCAGCATAGCCGACCAAAACGCCATCAATGCGCGCCGACAAGAACCGCATAGAGCCGCCATCTTCCATTGATTGATAGCGTGACCAAGCCATGTCGAGCGGGAATTTGTCTTTCTCGCCCTCAACCTCAAGCCAAGCTTCATGCGCCAGCCGTTCCAAGCCGTCGCGCCTTAAAATCTGCATTGGTTCCCAATTAAATTCTACCATGACACTAAGGCAACCCTTCTCCAAGCTAGAGTTCCAGCATTGTCAACACATAGATAAAGGAATGAAGCTGTATAGTTAAAATCGCCCTTGCGGTCTGTCGTGGCAATGTCGGCGCTACCTGTTGGAACTTTCTCAACCTTGCGGCCTGTCATGTATTTCTTGGGCAAGTTGTACCAATCTCGAACGTCATTTTCCCGCTCTCTCGCAATGTAGCGCAAAGCGTCTGCATGATTGGATGTGTCCTCAGTAATGCGAAGCGGGAAAATGTTCATTGTGTCGCACCTTCTTGCAACGCTTCATACCATTGACCGCAAATCCACCCTTGCCCTAATTCGTTACCTGACACCTTCCAGCGCCAAAACCTGCCACCAGCTAGCACAGCGACTTGTTCCGTTGTTGGCGTAACAACATAATTAACGGAATAAGACGGCAGCGCCGATTGCGGATAACGCCTTGTTTCGATATTAACAGAAATATTCCCTGTTTGCACACTATCTGGTATGATTCCAGACAAAAGCGACGCTTTTTTGCTGCCGGTCAAATGCGGGCCTTGAATGTGCCAATCCATCGGCAACGAGTCTGCGTCATTGCCAAACTCATGATCGTAAATAACGGAATTGCTATCAGCCGCCCTGGGATGCACCCCGATTTGATTGGGATATTCCGCCGCCGTCCTGTCCATTACGTCAGGAGTCCAGGTCATATCAGACAGGCATAGCCGCGCTATTGAATCAGGTTCATTTGACGCGGCAGACGGATAGTGCCACCAAATCTCGTTGAATTTTTGGTTATACCAGCAAAATATTTTGCTTTTCTGGCCAACTGAAAAATCATCAAACACATGACGCCAGATGGTTGCCTGCTTTAATGTGTTGGATGGAATAACCTCAACGTCACCGCCTGCCCAGCGGTAAAAGTTGCCCTGGCCTATCCAGTAAGCCACGCCGCCGACAACAACGCCGCCGCGTGACGATGCAATCCCTATGTTCTTGTCAAGCTGGCGGATTTCCCAGATTGAAGGCTGCCCAATATAGCGGAAAACATAGGTCTTAAATGAAGTGAACAGCAAATTCATGCCACCAATCGGCAAATGACACAACAACTCCCCAGCGCCCTCAATATCATCTTCAAAAACCTGATTTGTGCTGCTAGCCGTCCACATTTCAGGGTCGCCCTGGTCACTGGCTTTGACGCGATTAGGGACGCCATCAACGCCAAGAACAACAACGATATTATCAGAAACAAACACATAATTCGCCGCAGTTGGCGCATTCGGCAAAGCTACAGGAGCGGCAGTTGTGTCTGTGTCCCATTTGTAAACGCCAGTTTGGCCGCCTGGAGTCATGATTAGCGTGTCTGCAAACCTGTCAATTGACCAGACACGAGCCTTACGCCTTGCGGCAGCCGATACAAGAGCCGTACCGTAAAGACCAACACCATACAGCCCCATTCCGTAACCCATGCCAAAAGTCTCAGTTTCAGCGCCGGGGGTAAATTCTCTAAAGCACACAGTTGAAGCACCGCCGCCACCTGTGACAAGTGACGTTGGCGTGCCGTCCGTGTAAATGTCAAAACTATCTGTTGCAACGTTCCTAATCGTAAATTCTAAGTTAATGTCAGCAGCCAGGATGCCGCCAATATTGCCAGCCCCAGACATTTTTACCCGTGCACCGTCCGAAAGTCCGTGCGCTGTAAAATTTACCGTGATAAGCCCGCTTGAAAATGTACCCGTTGCAGATTGGGTGTTGGTTGCATTTGCGTTAGATGAAACAGTAAAATCAACATAGTTATCGCCCACATCGCGCACAAAATGCGGCGCATTCATTTCCGTATCTGGCACACCGTAAGCCGTGGCAAAGCCTGTGCAATTGATTATGTCGCCAACATGCAGCCGTGCCGCCGTTGTTGTTGGAATCGCTAGCCTTATGCGGTTACTGTCAATAATATAAGAGGCGGTAAAAGATACAAAAGTCTCATAATGCGTTGACAGAGAATTGGCTAGAGCCGTCGAAGATGATCTAAATGGCGTAATGTTGACAAGACGTTGGCCGACAAGCGAATAAAGCCGCGTATGTGTCCCGATAACATATTGTGAATTGTCGTCTATGTCAGAACTGTAAATCGTTCGGGCTTTGCCGTTGATTGTGTTTTCATAATCGAAAACAATGCTGCGCCAGCCGCCTATTTTTTCTGGGAAACCATCACGAAAGCGAACATGCAGCGCATCAGTCCAGTGCTGCGTGGCAAAGCTAGACCTATCTGCAACAGGCTGAACACCCGGCAAAATCTCAATTGGTCTAATCTCTGCTACTGATGTTGCCACTCTTGCCCCTAATACTTAATGAACATCGGCCAAGCAAAGTTCTTCGGTCTTGTTTCTGTGCCGGTTGAATTGTTGACCGCCACTGATATTCCCGTTGTCGCTGCAACCGTTGTAAACAGGTCAGATGCCGTCGCGCCGCCGCTTGATTGGTCAACCTTGCTGCCGTTGGTGCCGTCGCCGCCCATGTTGGTAAATTGGAAATTGTGCGTATGTCCTGGGTCTGTGACAGTGGCAGAATGATTATGCGGCTTGACATCATCGGTTTGAATTGTGCTGATGCTGCGCCCCGTATCAACGCCCGCGCCATTATCCAAGACACGAGAGAATAGGCCGCGAGGGTCAGGAAGGCGGAAAGTCGAAGTGCCGTTGCCGCTTGAGAAAGCGCCCTTGTTACTCGGCCATGAAACATCGGTGACAATGTTTGAACTTGCGTTGGCAAACGTCCAAAGTGCCGCATATGGCGCTAATCTGGTTATTAGCTGCCCCTGCATGAGCACATAGCCGGAAGGCGCAACGGTTGATGGTCGTTGAATGACAGTGCCGACCGGAACGGCATTTGCAAGGCCGGTGAATATAGCTGAATCCAGAATATCCATGTTCGTATTGAGATAACCGCCCCACAAATCCTGATCGGTGGGGTCATTGACCAGCGGCTTATACAATCCGTAATTTGTCGTTGTGCTGGGCATGTTACACCTTATAAGCCATAGCGATACAATACAGCACATCGCCGGCAGTCCAAGCCGTCGCAACGCCTGTCGTGGTATTGTAGTTTGTTAAAGTTACCGATGTTGTGCCGGTCGCTGTCATGACGGTGCGGTTTGTCGCCGGGCTTGTTAAGTCCGTGCAAAACACAATCCAGCCATTCGGCGCTGCTGGGAATGTCAAAACGCCGCTGCTTGCGCTACCGCCAGTGCCAACCGTAATGGTAAATGCAAACGTCCCATCACCTGCAATAGCTGGAGATGTTCCAAAGCCGGACGCTATGGCAGGAAGCTGTGAATAGCCAATAATCGAATTTGCGATATTGATATAATTATTGGTGCCGGCTGCCGGAGTTGTCGCAACATCATCACCGCGACTTATGAGAATGTTCCCGCTGCCAGTGGTTAGAACCGTGCTGCCAGATGCAGTGCCAATAATCGTGTTGTAGTTTCCAGTTGTTACTAACAGGGCAGAATTAGCACCAACAGCAACATTACCCTGCTTAAATCCAGATGCGGTTAAGGCGTTGTATCCAATGGCAACATTGTTAAATCCGGTTGAAACGCTATCGCCTGCGCCATAACCGACAAAGGCATTAAATGGCCCTGGCGAGTTAGCGCCAGATGTTCCATTGGCAATGAGAGATGTTGAGCCGCGCTGCGTTATAACAATGGTTCCGCCAACACTGTAACCAGTGTAATTTACCGTATCGAATGACGTTCTTTTGTCGGCTTGAACCAAGCTTCTGCCTTGGCTGAATATCGCCATGACCCTGGCAACAGCACAATCAACATAGCCCTTTGGCGACACATGGAAATTATCGCCGGCATAATACCCCAAGGCGTTTGCTGTTGCGTAATCAGTCCACCTGGAGAACATATCAACAAAAAGGCAGCCCTTTTCCTCGGCAACCTCTTGCATCCCCAAGACATAGCCTTGCTGCACGGCATGGGTAACATTGTATGCAAATGGGTCAGCCGGATTTGCCGGCACTGGAGACACAAACACAACGTCAGAAACAGCAATCAATGCGTTGTAAATCGTGTCCAGATTTGTCTTGAAGGCCGGCACGCCAACGTCAAAAGACCAATCGTTCGTGCCAAGTGAAACAACGGAAAGACTCGGCGCAATCACGGCGGCAACGGCCAATGGAGACCATGTGCCGGTCGTGGCAACTTCGCTTGTCAGCGTTCCCGATAGTCCTGCATTGACCAGGATTAGCTGCGTGTTTTCCGATTTGTAATGATAAACGCCAATAATCTCAACCGCGCCACCAGAAACGCGCTTGATATTGTAAACAGAGCCAGTGCCGGCAAACACATAAGAGCCGATTGCATCTGCACCATCGCAATCAATGCTAGGCGACACCCCAATTCCGTCAACATCAACCGTAAACAGCCCGCCACCGCTTGTTATGCGGTAAATGACGCGCAAGCGGTCGCCAATAGATGTTGGCGTGAAGGCAAAGGCGTTCGTTGTCGTGCTGTTGGTAAATGTTCCGCCGCCGAGCGTTGCAACCGCGTCATTGTAACCCCAGCCAGCACCCATGACAATTCGGCTATCGTAAGTTATGCGGCGATTGCTGGCATTGCCGCAACCCATGAAGCCGGACGATTCCGCATAAATACCATATCCAGCCGAGATTGCGTTGGCCATATAGCGCGTTACATTGGTCTGCGCTGTAGCACCCACGCCTAATTCCAAGCTATCGCCAATGCCCAAAATAACCGATTGTATAGCGCCGCCAGTGCCAATGTTCATGCTGGCGATAGCCGCACGGAATTTGCGCAACATGGTTGCGTCTGAAATTAAATCAGCCGATAATTGAGATAATTTACTTGTGCCAGTGCCGCCGTTTGAAGTTGGCAGAACCGTTACGCCGCCAAACTCGCCAGCGTTGTTAAACTGAATGTCGCCATCAGCGCCACCCGGCACGCCATCGCCGGTAACGCCTAAGCGGTTAAGTTCGCCTTTTGTGGTATTCGGCATAATCTAGACCAATGCTCCCAGAGAGAGAATGTCGCAGGCTGCGGCTTAATGTTATTTGATTCAACCGTTCCAAGCTTAACGCCGTAAACCTCGCAACGCTTCCCCCATAGTTGGTAGGGGTCTGGCAGATATTGCCCACCAATAACGCCGGCAACTTCACCAGTCTTTTTGTACCTGACATAATTTGACGCGGAAGGGTCATAAAACCATTCAGTATCCCCATTAATGTCATGGCAAACATACTGCATTAAGCGCCCACCGCCTTGATTACGGCGAAGTTAATGATGATCGCTCCAGTTTCAGCCGTGCCAGCCGCCGCGTTGTTGTTCGATACTTTCAGAACAAAAGAACCATCAGCAACCGTGACCACCGTAACAGCAGTGTTGCCGCCATTGCTGCCGGATTGGATTGACGCCACCACAACGTCACCGATGGCAACCTTGCTGTTGGTGACGGTGAAATTTGCCGACGCTTCCGCTGCAAGTGATGCGTTGTTGGTCGTGATCTGGCCGGTCAGCTTATCAAGCTGCACGCCAGTTGTGCGGTTTGTGGCCTGCGTAACAGCGCCACCCTGGCCGCGAATGTAACCGATGCCAGATGCACCAGAGCGGCGGTTTACTTCACCCATAGTTAGATTAGGCATTGTTTCCCCCTTAGATTAAAGAATCAGTTACCAACTCACCAGCCGCATTAGCCATGTTAGAGCGTAAGGCCATGTTGTCATATTGTGACTTTGCCGCCGTCTCATAATATGCTGCCATGTTCATATCTTGGCGCAATTCAGCGTGTAAAATCATTAAAGCGTGCAGGGTAATCAGCCTTTCAGCCTTAACGGTAAAATCGTTTTCTTCATCGTCTGTCAGCAACCTGTTATACTGCTTGAGATAGTGCCGGCCCAACGTGTAAGCCTGATCTGGCACCGGATAGCATTGATACACGCCGGAGATATACGCATAGCAGCGCGGCCTAGCAAAGGCGTTAGACACGAACATAGCGTCGTATTCTGCCTTCGTTACCTTTTTCAGCGGATAACGAGCATTTGCATATTCAATGTAGAATCCATCACTATCAAGCGACGTAAGCAGGAATGTTGCCGCTGGGATTGGCAATTCTGGATTGCCAACAGTCAGGGTCGCCGTGTCCGTAATTTCGTTGAACACAAACTTTCTGACTTTCCAATAAATGATAGCTTCATTGATCGCTTCTTGAACATCAGCAACATCAACAGCGGTATTCGAGGCGTCAATAAGACGCCTCGAAACCTTCGCTGTGATTTCGCCTAATGTTGCCATTAAGCGATGCCGTCATAAGCAACACCAACACTGTAAGAGATGTCGGCAGTCGCATCAGCGGCAGCAGCAATTAGCTGTACCGTCAACCAACCATCGGCAGCGGCAACAAAGGTAATGCCGTCTTTTTCGTCAATCGTAACGAAACCGCCAGATTGTGCCGCAGTGGACAAGGAAGCCCACGCATCAACATCGTTGGTATAAGTTACGTTGTCGTCATACACATAACCGAGATTTACGGTCGTTGTGCCAGCGCCAAAGTCTGCGCAATGCACGCTTTTGTCACTGATAACAAAACGTGCGCCCTTGTTGAACGGAACCAGTCCAACAAAAGCATTTGCAGCCGTGCCAGATGGCACAGACACAGTGCCAGCAACCTGACGCACGCAACCATCACGGTCAACCTTAGTGCGCAGGAAGTCCTTATAAGTGCCGCTCCAGCCAGTCGGCAATACGCTTGGTGTAGTCATGTTATCCCCCTATTAAGAGTGCGTTGCGCCGTAGGTTGAAATAACCATACAGCCCACATCATCGCCATTAGACGGCTTAACTTTCTTCAAGCCGTAAATCATGCGCGCCTCAAGACCCTTGAAGTATTCGTAGTCCTGCAATTCTTCAAAGTATTTAAGCGGCACGTCCTTGTCCGTGATGCGGCCACCAAACGGGCTGGCGAATGACAAAGCATCCTTACCAACCAGCACAGCGCGTTGCACCGTGGAGATAACAGCAGAAGTATCCGAGCGAACACCATAGGCCACGCGAGGCGAAACATAGATGTTAACATTGGAATACTGGCCGAGGAATGGCATGGTCTTAACCATCTTGCCCTTAAGCTGGCTATCATCACCAGCGCCAGCATTTGCCAGGGCGTTGTTGTACCACTGGATTTTGCTGCCGGCGTCGTGCTTAACGTCAACTTGCTGGAACGGCGACAAGTAAAGGTCGAACGTGCCATCATCAAAAGGCTGAATCGGCTGGTCGCCGGAGTCGATTTTCTCCAGCGCATAGTCGATAAGGTCAAGCGAGAACGTGTTGCTTGAGGTTAAAGCCTGATCGGTTGCAGCGCCGCCAGCCCGGACAATACGATTGCTAGACGGGTTAACTGGCGTGTTGTGGCCTTGTACGAATGACTTATTCGCGCCGCTCCAAGTCGTGCCATTCAGCGTCAGAGTCGTAGGGTTCGCGCCTGCAAGTTGATACATGCAAGCGGTATCCATCAACTCGAAATGGCGACGGGTTAGCTGTGGACGGGCCTTGTCAACAAAATCCATCAGAGCGCGTTGCTGCTCAATGGTGTTCGTGTTCGGGTTCTTGACGCCAAGACGGGTCAACCCGATAGCCATTTTATAGCTGCCAATATCCAGGGCTTCTTCGTTCCCTGTCAAAGTGCCGCCTTCGCCAACCGGAATGCCGGTTAGCTTGCCGAGGTAATCGTAAGTGATTTCATCGCCGCGAACGTCCATGCCCAGAAACTTTGAGGCATAGTAAACTGCGCCGCGTGCAAACAAATGACCAAACACCGTGCGTTGGCCAGGATTGAACCAATCTTCCGTTGCCCACGCTTTCCGCGCTAGCAAACTGGTTGTCGGCATTGGAGTAGTACCCATGATAATCCCCTGTGTGAAAAGTTGAAAACACCGTTTCCAACTGCATACAGGGATTTATAAAGCGCACCGCTGCGCCTCCGTTTTAACGTGCGTGACCACGTTTTGCAGTGCCGCCTGTCGCTAGCGGAATTGCGCCACCATTAAAGCCAAGTGGAAGCCTCAAGCGTTAGCTTGGTTTGTTAACTATACGCAAAAGCCGGCGTAATATCAAGCATAGCCTTCCATAGCAATTCTGCGCCTTTCAGCAGGCGGCAAAGCCATAAATTCCGCGTTGGTCATTGACGCAAACGCTGATGCAGTTGTCCGGCCACCATCGCCGCCAGATGCGGCGGCAGCGGTTCCGGCATTCCGCGAACGGTTCTTGGCCAGCTTTTCCATGTCAGGTTTCGGCTTATCCTCGGCGGCCTGTTGGCGATAACCCATCGTTTTGACCTCATCATACATGGCCAAGGCTGGGTTTTCATGCCCCTGCCGCATCAACTCAGCGGCGCGGTTCAAAACTCTGTCATTGACTATATTAATCAAGGTGTTTTGGTCAATGTTCGGTGCCAACGCCTTAACGCTAAACGCCACCGCCTGCATGTAATAGGTCTTTGCCGCTTCCCAATCAGGTATCTGACGCTTGGCCTCAACCTCATATTGTTGCAGCTCACCTAATGCGCGTTCCTTGATTTCGCGGGTGCGTTGTTGCTTTTCCTGCTCGATTGAACGCTGCTCAACCTGTGCCAACCGCTCTTGCGTCTTTTTAAGATGCCATTCCGTATAACCCACCGGGTCTTCGTCACGGTCTGGCGCAACATCATCATTAGTTTTCGGCTTAAGCGCCGCCTCAAGCGCCTGAATACGCTCGCTCGCAAGCCGCAATTGTTCAGCCATCGCAGCTTCGCGGGCGTGCCGCTCAACGCGCTCTTTAGCGTAATCCTTGCCAGTCTTTTTAGGCTTTTCCTCATCATCCGCTGCCGTCTCAGGCTGATCGTCAGCCTTTGGCTCTTGTTCGGCTGGTTCGGTTTCTGGCTTTGGCTCTTTCTCAGGTTCCGGCGCTGCTTCATCACCTGCTAAGGCTTTCAACTCGGCCTCGGCTTCATCTTTCGCAGCCTTGATGCGTTCTTCTACTTCGTCCATTTTGCCCTCGTTGGCCGTTAAATTGTCACCGTCGCTTGATTGCCAAGACGGCGGATAACCTGCGTTTCTATGTTCTTTTGTGCCGCTTCTTCCGTTTTTGCCATAGCGTCGGCCTGTTTCTGGGCAGCCGATGCGGCAGACTCATTAACCTTGGCTAGATTTAGTTGCGTCATTGACTGGATATTCTCAGCCTGCGCCATTGCCAACTGCGACTGCAACTGTTGTAACTGCTGCTGCAATTGCTGATATTGCGCCATTGGCACAGATTGGCCATTCGGGTTAAGCACCTCAGCAAGCCTGCCGCGCACGTCGCCATCAAGCGGCATCATTTGCAGGCTTTCGGCAAACAACGCACCAGCAACGCCCATATTGCCAATGGAAAGGTATTTATCGCCCATTGAGCCAATGAAGGATGCAGTCTCAACCTTATCTTCCGGCGTCTGCGCACCCTCTTGAATGGTCACATCATATTCGGCGGCCATCATGTCATTCGCCAGCAAGACCGCAACTTCCTTGCCATCCTCGCCGGTCAAACTGAATAGCTGGCCTTGATTATTCTCAACCCAGACGCGGATTAAATCAGCACAAAGCCGCGCATCCTCTTTCTGATAAAGCGTAATTGCATCAGCAACCCACCATAATTTACTGATGATTTGACGAATGCGGCGCTTGTAAAGGATGCCAGTTTCCTGCGCTCCAGCATCACCCAGAAACGCTGGGTCAACGCCATTCGCAGAGATAGCCGAATCTGACAGCGTGATGATATTCTCAAGGCCAGTTGGCAGCGATGCTTGCGCTTTCGGCTGTATCTTTCCGCCTGACAGCGCACCGGCTGCAACCTGAATAACTGCGTTTGTCTTGGCATACTGCGCTTCAAACTTCGCAATATCGGCAACCGAGCCTTCTTCCACCATCACCCCGCCCTTGGAGTTTGAAGCGATGGTAAACATCAACTCAGTCAAAGCCTTATTGTAATATTTCTGCGGTTCAATCATGGCATTGACCATGCCAACGAAGAATTTGCCGCGCTCATTGTAATTGCCAGTCTTGAACTTGATGCTAAAGCCTTGCTGGCAGACATTCTTAAACGCCGAAAACACATGATCGCCGCTAACAACAGCGGTATAAAAACACTTGCGCTTGAAACCCACCGGCTTGACCCAATCGCCAAACTCTTTAACAAGCTTGGCCTTGGTTGCTTCGTCAAATACCAATTCTTCCGCTAACGGGTCAAAATCAAACAAATCACCAGCGTTAATGCCGGCTGGCGCATACGTTTTTAACTCGCTCTTGATGATATCAAGTCGCATCTTGGCGTGCATGACCTGCATCATATCGGTCATTTGATAGATTGGATTCGTTGCGCGATAGAAGGTTTCGTATTCAAACCATTGATGATTATAGACTTTTACAGTCTCATCTTCTTCGCTGTCCCAATCAACACCGCCTGCCGAGCGGATGCGGTCATAAAGCCCGCCCTCAGCATAATAGGAATAGCCCGACTTATCCTCATCGGTGCCAACCTTCTCAAAATCATCCTCTTTACTGGACTCGAATAGTTCCAAAGCATCTTGCAGGGTATGAACACTGTAATAGCCGCAATAGCGCGCATCTTGCAGATTGCCGCCCTTAGCTTGACTGTCCCAATAAACCATCAGCGGGTCAACTCTAACCTTGATTATCTCGCCGCCCGGCAGCGTTGTAGCCTTGCCGACAATGTAGCTTAAATCCGTTTCAGTCGCACCATAGCCATTAACAACTAAGTCTAAATCCTGCTTGGACTCGACTTGATCGGCATTCATATTCTCTCTGTGGTAATCATATAACTCATTCATATTGCGTGAATATTTGGCCTGTTGCTCGCTTGACGTGACGCGGGCAGCAAACTTAGCCTGCCGCCTGTTTTGCGCCATAAAGCCCACAACGGAATCTATGGATTGGCCGATTTTCTGAAAGCGAACCATCGCACGCCGCTTGCGCCCGCGTGTGTCGCTGAATTGGATATTATCTTCATAGTTTGAATCTATGGCATTGTAGAATGATTGACAAAGCCGCGTATTGTCATACTGCGCAGATAAGCCGCTGATGGCTCGCTTTGACTGCCGTTTGAACAAATCGACAATTTTAGCGTTGCTTTTCACCAATCCGCCCAATCATCGCCGCCAGCACTCGCCAGCGAGTTAATAGATTTTGATACAGTATCTTCCTGTATGGCCGGAAATACAAGCCCTAAGTCTGGCTCATAAACCCTGCTTAGGGCGTCCAGCATATCATCAAACTTAGACATTGGGAATGTTTTAATTTCGACGTTGAGCAGTTCTTGAATTAAGTCCCACTGCTTGCCCTCCCCATCAATATACAGCAGGCCACGCGGCAGCCACCAACGGCCATTCTGCATGTCTGGCACAAGCCGGCTAACGCGGGTTGTCTTTGACTTTGGGCCGCCCAGAACCATCAGCGGGAAATGATAAGTTTCTTCCGCCTGCTTCTTGGTGACATAGAACGTGTCAGACTGCATGGAGTATTTTTCATAGCCAACCCTGGGCGGCTTGCCGGCTAGCTTATTCCACTTGCGATGCAGCATGAACAGAGTGTCAATGCGTTCCGTTGGGTTGAGCCTGTCGCGCACCATGTCAAGCAGGTAATAGTTGTTATCTGGCGCTGCGCCAACAACGGCCAAAACTGTCCAATCGGAGTTTTTATCCTTCTTGCCCTTTTCGTCCTCATCACCGCCAGCCGGGTCAACAAGTATAGCGATATTCATTTGCCTTGGGCTGATGCCGCCTTGCGGGTAATATTTGAGCCATTCCATCTTGATAAGCCCGCCACCAATCGGGACGGGCTCTTGCAAGTATTGGCCGGCATAATTGTATTCGCCCAGCCTTGTCCTGGCAGCAGATAACACGGCCTCGCTAAATCTTGCGGGAAAGAGATATTCTCCCTTCTCCAAGTCCCATTGCTTGCCGCGCATTGAGTAATGGTAGGATTTAGCCATAGCCTGCGCAGGCAACTTGAGATGATACCACCCAGCGTCAGCAAGTAAGTTGCCTGTCGGGTCGTCCTCGTGCAGCCGTTGCATGTTCAGCACAAACCGGCCTGATCTTGGGTCATTGAACCGGCTGAATAGCGTCCCTCTGATTGTTTCATTGGTTGAGACACGCACCGTGTCAGACAACGCCTCATCGGGTGACAGCGGGTCGTCGCAAACTTGTATGTCGCAGCCCTCGCCCGTCACGTTGGACATTGACGAACTGAAATATTGGCCTCGCTGCGTCGTTTCAAAATAGTATTGCCGTGACAATTCTTCGCTTAGTTTGGTTTCCGGGAAACAGCGTTGATACCATGCCGACTGCAAGAGCAACCGGCTTTTGCGTGTCATTTTTTCAGCCAATGACGCCTTGAAGCTTGTCAACATGAACTGTGTTGTTGGGTTCTTACCAAGCCCCCATGACGGGAAAGAAACAGATGTTATATGCGTCTTAAGCGACCTCGGCGGCATGTTGATAACAAGCAGCCTTATTTCGCTATCCCATACGGCCTGCAAATGTTCGGCAATGCAGTCAATATGCCAATTATGCTCATACTGTGCGCTTGGCTCTAAGATAGTAAACGCCTTATGCACGAACGCGGAAAGCGTCTGCCGACAAATGGCGTCAAGGTATTCTGTTTCACTTACCACGCATGAGCCTTTCGGCGGCATCAACTGCATGGCGAATAGGCATTCTCAAGCTGCCGCAGTCTGTGCGGCCACGATAGGACATATGCCAGGACTCAGGGTCAAACTTGAGCGATAGTCCGATTGTGATATGACGCTCAAGCAGCGCAACTAAGGCAGTTGGCTGAAACGTCCTATCCTTGTGCGTTATCATCAGGCGCGCATCATAAGCAGCACGCTCAGGCGCAGCAGGCAGCGATTCAGCGGCCATGCGTTCGGTCTTGGCCTCGATAGCATCCTTTAGCTGTGTTGTTGTCTTGGCAAAAATATCACTAATGCCGAATGCTTGCGCCATGCCGCGCAATTCGGTGAGTGATTTGCTTTCAAGCGTCATACCAGGACAGCTTCACCGTTCATTTTGTCCTTGGCGGGATAGCGCGCACTGGTCAGCTTGCCTAACGCACGCTCCAGCACATCAAGCGGCGTTGTTGCATGGAATGATTCGACAATCCCCGCAAAGTTAGCGGTGTAAGTTTTATCCGCATGATACTGCACAGACACGCCATTATAGCGCGCAATAACATTGTTAATGTCGGCCTGCTGTTGTTCAACGGCCTGCGCTTTGTCGCGTTTCACGCGCTCGCTAGGTTTCTGCAAGTTTTCCTCCTCAGCAACATTATTTTGCAAAATGAACTCAATGAGTTTGGGCTTGCCCGTCCGATGATGCGCCGGAATATTCAATCTCGCGCAGAGTACCAACAATTGTTTTTGTTCCATCATCATCAATTGTTGCGGGTTGTGCATGTCGCTGCCTTTCAAAGCGCGCAATGATTTGCGCGTCCGTTTCCGTCAGAGTGTGCGTTAATCTTACATCGGCTGTTGATTGCACCTCAACAGGAATCAACCTAGCGCAAATTTTGTAAAATTCAGTAGGGTTTTCACGCGCCCATTCCACTAAAGCAGCCGTGCCGCCAAGTTGTTCGCAAGCTTCCATGATTGCGGCCCGAAAAGACCTCATTTGCGGCACAGCGCGGCGGCTGGTGTATTTATCAGTCTTGCCGTCTGATTCGACGCTAAATTTTGCTTTTGTCATGTCCAGCATCATAACACAAGCCAGGACATGAGCGCAATAATGCCCGCAATCGCTCCAGGATTGCCGCCAGCGCGACAAGAGCGACTTTGGCAGCCCTTACCAACCCCCAGACCACAAGCCGCGCCAGGGACGAACCTAGGGCATCCTGCACACAACCAACCAGCCACCAGCCCACTACCGGTTCGAACCGGTAGTTTTCGCGAACCGGTAGCGGCTGCCGGTAGTAGAGAAAAGCCTTCTAACTCTTTCTTTTTATTATACTATTATATAGAGAGAGAAAGAATACTACCGGATTACCGGTTTATTTTGAAATTCTGCGGCAAAAAAATTTCCGAAAACGGCGCAATAAATCGCAAAACTGCCGGTAATCCGGTAGTTTTCCTAATCTGCGTTTATTATCAGAGGTTTATCGCTACCGGTTCCGAAAATAGCATCCGGTAACATCCGGTAGTGCTGGGAGTGTAACCCATTGAAATTGCACGATAAACTAAATACCGGATTGATGCAAGGGAAATCGTGTGTGCGGAATCGTGGTAGAGCGGACAGGCATACCGGATAATACCGGCAGCTATGAGCGCGCATATATAAGCATGATAAATATATATTGACGGAATTTATATACAATGGGATAAAACCAAGCTCAACAACTAAGGGAAACGAGCCATGATAGTACTAAAACAACGCAACAAGCTGGGAGCAATCAAAGCACTCGAACCAGGAGAAAGTTGTTTCTTTGCAGTGGAAGCTTCCCACAGTGAGCAATCTATCAGAGCCAGCGCCGCTAACTATGGCACGCAATCAGGCCGCAAATTCTCTTGCCGTACCGGTAACGAAAACGGAGTGCGCGGCATGAGAGTTTTCCGCCTGTCATAACCTGCAATCCGCCAATTTAGTGCAATATGCGCTAAATCCCCTGCAAACAACGCAATAAAATTACGCAGATTCTGCGTGACATCCCGTGCCAATGTCTGTATATTCAGATCATTAAGACAGCGCGCCTCGGCTGATATCGGTGGGCGGGAGAATGAAGATGACCACATACATAGCTTGCATAAGAGGATATGACATTGCGCGCTCTCGCGAAGTTTCACGGGATTGCAAAACATTAGCCGAAGCCAAAAAGTTTGCTGAGGAAGAATTTGGCGGAGGCTTTGCGCATCACGAAATTGCCCTATGGCAAGGACACGACGAGCAAATGCCTATTGCTGTTAAGCCTATGTTTGGCCGTTGGTCTTAACCTAGGGAAACGGAGCGCCAAATCATGAAAAAAATCCAAATCGAATACATCTCAGAAAGCTTGCCTTATCAGGTAGTTCAGTTTGAGAATGGCCGTTATGGCGTGCGAGACTTTTTGCGCGACTGTACTATGGCAGCAGGGATGGACATTAACCAAGCCGCAAATTGGGCGAATCGCGCCAATCACCGCCATGTATGGGGAGTGTAGCGCCATGACCAACCACCCGAACCGCTCCAAATACCGCGCCAACCCGGCAGCCAACCCCAAGCCGCATGACATCATAGCGGCCAGGATTGCCGCCGGACTAACGCAGACACAAGCGGCAGCGCTAATCTATATCACCCTGTCCGGCTGGCAACGTTGGGAAGCTGGCGAAAGGCAAATGCACCCGGCTTTCTGGGAGTTATGGCTGTCAAAACTGCCAGAGAAGCTGTAATATAACTTTTGCGCTGTCGGTGCCTCGTGTCAGAATTTGACGATGATGTTTTGGATTTTACGACCGCGCCCGTTGGACAGCGTGCCAGCAAGGCGAAGCAGAGTTTTAGCCTGCTTAATCAAAAGCTTAAACATATCAATGAGAAATACAGCTTCATAATCCACGGAGCAACAACAGGGGTTTTGCGCGAGAGTAAAAGCCGGGAAGGCGCGATCAATATACACATTCTCAGCAAAGAGCATTTCATCAACATCTTCGCCAGCCAATCCATTCCCGACCCCGAATCAGACACTAAGCGGGTTAATCTGGGCAAGGCATGGTGGAGTTGGCCGCAGCGCCGCGAATATCTGGGCGGATTGGTGTTTCAGCCTGGACTGTCGGACGTTGGCCAGGGCGAATATAACTTATGGACGGATTTTAGTTTTGAACCGGGAGAGGACGGAAGCTGCGATCTATTCCTAGCGCACATCCGAAACAACATATGCTCAGGCGACACTGATTCGTATAATTGGCTTATGTCCTGGTGCGCGGCAATCATTCAATACCCAGCACGCAGACGCGACGCGGCAGTTATTCTCCGATCAAAAGAGGAAGGCACGGGCAAGTCATTCTTTGCCGACACGTTGGGCAAGCTGATGCACCGGCACTATTTATCCGTCCTTAACCCAGAGCATATTATCGGCAAATTTAATTCACATTTGGCTAACAAGATTCTGATATTTGCCGACGAGGCGTTTACGACCGACGATAAGAAAGCCCGCGCTATCATGTATGGCATGATATCCGGCCACACGCTGCCGTTAGAGCCAAAGGGCAAAGACGTGCAGAATATCGAGTTTTACGCAAGATTTATCATTGCCTCAAACCATGAATGGGTTGTGCCGGCTGGTATGGACGCCCGGCGCTGGGCAGTGTTTGACGTGGCAGCACACGCAAAGCAGAACCGTGAGTATTTCCTAAATATCGAGAACCAAATGAACAACGGCGGTTATGCCAAGCTAATGCACACGCTGTTGCATTGGGACATAACGGAATCATTCTGGTCTGGCGTGCCGTCAACAACTGCCTTGCTTGAACAGAAAATCGCCTCACTATCCACAGCCGGGCAATGGTGGTTTGAGGCATTACTCGACGGCACGATTAACGAGCCGAATAAAACAGAGGGATTCTGGCCGAATACAATCAAGAAGCAAGATATGTTCAATTCCTATTTGGACTGGTGCAAACGGCGCACCGTTAGGCCGATACCAGATAATTCATGGGGGCGCACTATCAAGCGCCTATGCCGGTCAATCCACCGCCGCCAGAACGTCCAGAATGCAAATGTCTATGACTTGCCGGAGTTAGACCAAGCCAGAGCGGAGTTTGAAGCGGCAATGGGGCAGAAGGTGGACTGGCAGCAATGAGCGAGACGCGATACGAGCGAGGGCCAACTTGAGAAGCCATGCAGACTTCATCCGGCACAAAATGGCCGCCATCATGAAAGACGAACACACGCTATCAGACATTGGCCTCGAAATTGTCCGCCATCATTTTGTTGACAGGCTGAATTGCTGCGAACTGTGTGACGCTGGCGAGCCTTGGGACTTGTCGCGGCATTTAGTCGGTTTCCCGAATGGCAAGGAAAAACACCTGAAAATGGCCGTCATGCGCTGCGGTTACTGCGGCAATACCAAAACCATCGCATTCAAATCCATCTTACAATTTGAGAAACTCCGGCTGTTGGAAGCCTTGGGAGACAACAAGCATGGTGACGTGCTGGTGCATATCGAGTTTAAGCAGTGGCAGGCAGATGATGCTATCCCGCTCATGCCGGCGATTATGGCCGACGAATGATTACCCTGCGACAAGACCAAATGGATCTGGTAGAAGCCGCCAGAGACGCCATGAAAGGCGCGCAGTCTGTCCTGGCACGCGCCCCATGCGGAGCCGGCAAAACTTATATTGCATCCTATATCTCACATCAGATGGCACAGCGCGGCAAGCGGCTGATCTTTACCGTGCATCGTCGCCACCTGTTGCGGCAGACAGCTTTGACGTTTCAGAAGTTTGGAATTGATTTCGGGGTTATCGCTGGCGCGGCACGCAACCAGAACCCACACGCCAACGTCCAGATTGCCATGATGGACACGCTACGAAACAGGCTTGAGCAATACGACGCGGATTTAGTTATAGCCGACGAGTGCCACCTGTCAGCCAGTGCAGGCCATCGCAAGGTGTTAGACCATTACCGCGCTAAAGGCAGCCGGTTGCTAGGCTTGTCGGCCAGCCCCAAGCGGCTCGACGGCAAACCGCTGGGCGATATTTACGACAAGCTAGTGTTCGGCAGAGATGAACGCTGGATGATTGATAACGGCATCTTGTCTGACTATAGGCTCATAGCGCCCGTAAATCCCGCGCTGGACGGGGTTGGGCAGAACATGGGCGATTATGACAAGGCCACGCTTGCCCGCGTTATGGATACGCCTGACATCGCTGGCGACGCCATTGCCAACTGGAGGAAGTACGCGGACGGCAAGCGCACGATAGGCTATTGTGTCAACATAGCGCACAGCCAGCACACAACGGCGGCATTCTGTGCGGCAGGCATTGCGGCGGAGCATGTGGACGGTGAAACGCCAGACGACGAATTGCGCGCTATCATTGACCGGTTTGCAAGCGGGCAGACTAAGATATTGTTCAACTGCATGTTGATGGTCGAAGGCTTTGATCTGTCGGCGCAAGTCGGCCATGACGTGCCGATTGAAGCCTTGATAAAGCTGCGCCCGACTTGCTCGACCGCGCTTGACGTTCAAATGAATGGCCGGGCTTTGCGCCGTAAGCCAGAGCCGGCAATCATCCTCGATCACGCCGCCAATTGGGAGAAGCACGGCCTGCCATGCTGGGAGCGGGATTGGTCACTAGACGGCAAGGCTAAATCCGACCGTGGCATGAATATCCCGATACGTTGCTGCGCTAAGTGCTTGCGGCCATACAAACCCGCGCCCGCCTGTCCCTATTGCGGCGCAGTGCCGATCATCAAAACCCGCCAAATCGAACATGATGAACGGGTTGCGCTTGCGGAGATAGACAAAGAACGCGCCCATCAAGCACGCAAAGCCGCCAGGAAAGAGGAAGGACGCGCCAAGACGCTGGCGGAATTGATAGAGCTAGGCAAGAAGCGCGGTTACGCTCCAGGCTGGGCAATCATGCGGTGGAAGTCACGCAACAGCGGCGGCAGCGTGGGCAGCGGCGGCAGTGCGGTGGATAAGAATGCTTGAATCCGACATCATGAAGCTGATTATGCTGGCTGTAGCGAAACAAGGTCATGTCCTACTGCGCAACAACACGGCAACCGGCTGGGCGGGTAAATCCAAAACCATCAGGCCGGGAACGGTGGTTATTGAGAATGCCCGACCGCTCTATGCTGGGCTGTGCAAAGGCGGTGGCGACTTAATAGGCTGGACAAGCTGCGGGTTATTCCTATCGGTGGAAGTCAAGCAGCCAGGAGGACGCCTAACGCCAGAGCAGGTAAACTTTGCCGAGCAGGTCAACAAAGCAGGCGGCATCGCAATAACCGCGACGAGCGCCGAAGAAGCGGTTAAGCTGATAGCTGAATTCGTTTACCGCCGACGCCTTGCCGCTTCCTGTTCAGCCGAGCAATCGAAATAACCACCAACAATACAGCGCACGAATTGCAGCCATTCCTGACCTGTAAATTGCTTGATATCGGTCTTGCGCAGTTCCTTGAGGTACTCGCTGCCCATGTCGCCGGCACGGTTTAGCGCGTGCTGTTCGCGTGCGTCTGGGTCAATCATGGATTGTCACGCACATAAGCCATGACAGCACGGCGAACGATAACCGATATTGTCTCACGTTCGCGGCGTGCGCGCTTAAGTAATTCCGCGTGCATATCTTTCGGAATGACAACGTTAATCTTGGTTATAGTCTGCATAATCTCTCCGTTTCGGTGTTGACATTGGCATATTATGCGATAATATATTACGTGTCAATCATAGGGGATAACATGACAAAAGAAACACAAAGCACAGCATTAGCAGTTGTTGAATCGCTTAATCCTGTAGCGGTTTTTAGTGGCGGGATTGAGCCGTTGCTTGAAAAAATCGCCTCAGAAGCTAGAGCCGTTCCTGTCGATATTTCAACAGAAAAAGGCAGGAAAGACCTTGCATCATTGGCGTATAAAATCGCACGCTCAAAAACATTGCTTGACGATATGGGCAAGGCTTTGGGCGAAGATGCAAAGAAGAAACTTGACGCGATCAATGCAGATAGGAAAAAAGCCCGCGATAGCCTGGACGCGCTGAAAGATGAAATACGCAAGCCGCTAACGGATTGGGAAAATGCCGATGCTTTGCGCATTGAAGCTCATGAAAAGAATCTATCGAGCATCCTGTATTATGGAACGGAAGTTTCGCAACAGGCATTGATGATGCCTATTGCTGTTATGGAGGGGAAAGCCGAAGCAATTCTAGCCTTCAAGGAAAGGGATTGGCAGGAGTTCAAATTCAGGGCGCAGGAAGCGATTGACGTAGCGTTAGGGCAAATCAATGTCGCCATTGCATCGCGCAAAAAGCACGATGAAGAACAGGCGGAGTTGGCCAGACTGCGCGCCGAAGCAGCAGCCCGCGAACAGGCCGAAAGAGACGCAAGGATAGCCGCCGAAGCCGCTGCAAAGGCGAAAGCAGAAGCGGAAGCGAAAGCAGTGCAAGCGGCAAAAGAGGCTGCGGAAAAGGCGGAAGCGGAACAACGGCGGGTCGAAGCAGAAAGGAAAGCGGCAGAAGAACGGGCAGCTAAGGCAGAGCAGGACAGAATAGCGGCAGATGCTAAAGCCAAGGCCGATGCAGCAGCAGCCTTGCTTAAGGCAGAGCAAGACAAAGTTGCCGCTGTTGAAGCCGAGCGCAAACGTGCCGAAGCCGCTGCAAAGGCGGAGGCGGCAGAAGTTAAGGCACGCGAAGCCGACAAAGCGCACAAGGCAAAAATCAACGGCGAAACACTGTCCGATCTTGTTGCCGCTGGATTGCCGGAAGATTTAGCGAAAGAGGCAGTTAAGGCTATAGCAACCGGCAAAATCCGCAACGTCAGAATCAGCTATTAGGAGCAAGGCATCATGATAACCTACCACAACGATCTTACCCAAGGCAGCGACGAATGGCTCGAAGCGCGGCGCGGCTTGCTAACGGCCAGCGAAATGCACCTGATCTTGACGCCAACGCTCAAGATTGCCAACAACGACAAGACAAGGGCGCACGTTTACGAAATCGCGGCGCAACGCATAACCGGATATGTCGAGCCGCACTATATCAGCGATGATATGTTGCGCGGCATGAACGACGAGAATATAGCTCGTGAATTGTACGCGCAAAACTTTGAACCGGTTGAGACTGTTGGATTCATTACCAACGATGAATTTGGTTGCACTATCGGATACTCGCCGGATGGTGTTGTACCAGTTGACGGCCTGCTTGAGCTTAAGTCGCGCCGCCAGAAATTCCAGGTCGAAACAATCATTGAAGGCGTACCATCGGAATATGTCATGCAGACGCAAACCGCGTTGCTAGTGACAGGCCGCAAATGGATTGATTACGTCAGCTATTGCGGCGGTATGCCGTTAATGCCTATCCGTGTGACGCCTAACGCTGTGATCTTTGATGCAATCGTCACGGCGGCTAAGGAGTTTGAATCCAAGGTTCAGTCTGTCATTGCCGCATACCACGAGAAGCTTGCCAGCAATCGCAATATCCCGACCGAGCGCATCATCCAGGAGGAAATCACGCTATGACCGACCTAACCAAAACCATTGCGCCGAAAAGCGACCAGCTAAATGCCGACGACTTGACGGGCATTAAGGCGCTAACGATCAAGATAACAGGAGTTAAACTGTGTGTTGAGCCGCAACAGCCGGTTTCGATCAGCTTTGAAGGCGACGGCGGCAGACCCTATAAGCCATGCAAATCAATGCGCCGTGTACTGATTAGTATTTGGGGCGGCGACGGTAGCAAATACATTGGCCGCAGTATGACGCTATACCGTGACGAAAAGGTTATGTTCGGCGGTCAAGAAGTCGGCGGAATACGAATCAGCCACATGTCGGACATACTTTTGCCCGTCACAATGGCACTCACAGCCAGCAAGCAAGCGCGCAAACCCTACACGGTGCAGCCACTTGAGTCGCCAGCGCATGAGTTTGATATCGAAGAATTGCGCGCTGCCGGCATGGGCGCCGCAAAAGATGGTAAGCCGGCATTCCTGGCTTGGTATAACGGGGCAAACATCAAGCCAGCACACAAGGCGCTTAAACAATATATGGCGGAGTTCCAGGCGGCTGTGCAGGCAACAGAGCAGGCAAAGACAGACGCTACTCCCGCGCCCGAACCTGCGCTACAATCCAATCAAGCGGATTAGGATGCTGTGCTGATTCCGCAAGCAGGTAATACAATTCTGAATTGCCGATCTTGGCAATATCGCAACGGCCAGCCAGCGCGCTGCGGGCATTACTGACGTGGATAATTGATTTTCGGCAATTCCTTGCCGCCGCGTCAACAATGCCCTTAGCGTGCCGGCTGGATAGCATTTACTTTTTCTTCGCAATAGGCTTTTTGACGGCCTTCTTTGCAACAGGCTTGGCGACTTTCTTAACGGCGGGTTTCTTCGCGGCTTTCATTTTGGCTTCCTTTTGTAAAGCCCGTTTGTAATCGAGTCGGGCGTTCTCGATTGCCGCGTCTATGGCGGCAATGGCGGTGGACAGAGCGTGTTTGACTCCCTTTCCGAAACAGTCATCTTCTGCTGTAAATGCGCCAACAGTTTGTTTTGTTTTCCTAATTCCGTAGATAAATTCTTTTAAGTCCTCAATTTTCTTAAACCTCATCCCATTGCTCAACTCAATCATATTGCTTTCCTTTCAGCGTTGCTTCGTTGCGAGATACAGACACACACTAACCAAAGTTGTGATAGCGGCGAGTAGGAACAGCCCGCCTTGGTTGGCGGGGGCGAGAAGGTGGGTCATGACTTGGGCACTCTCTGTGCTGATATGGCGGCATCTATAGCTTGGTCTAAATCTTCTCCGTTCAAGACTATGTTTTGCGGTGTTTGTCCGGCAAAAATTCCGCCATCGTTAATAGTGTCAAGGTTTCGCGTCCGAAGCCAATGATAGCGCTGTGCATATTTTGCCATTAGTTGCGCTTCCGGCATCCCACAACTTTCCAACAGCGCGGCGCGGATTTGTGCTCTAAGCAGGTTACGAGCATAATTGTGGGTGTAATTCAATTTTTCAATCGCTGGCAGGTCGGCACCGTCATATTCGTCCACAAGAAGTTGCTCAATCGTCGGCTCACTCATTTCACACCATCCTTACTGCGCAACGCAATTTCGTCCTGCAAATACCAAGCAGCCTTTTTCAAATCCTCAACGCTATTGCCCTTCAAGCCAGCCCGCCAAATATACTTAATGGCGTTTCCGAGGTTGAAATTCATGTGCCGCGTGATTGCGATGCACTCAATGCCGCTTGGATGCTGCGTGTAATGCTGCGGATGATTTACGGGGTCGTGTGGTTTGGTTTCTGGTGCCATCATGGTGTGTATCCCCTCGCCTTACGCCTCGGCCTATCATCCAGCCGAAACGCCAGATTCCGGCTTGTGGTCTGCACTGGCAGATTTGTGCGCGGCGAACGGTTGCGCACATCAATCGGCATGACGGCGGCCTTGCCTTCGCACAGTGCGCGCCATGCTTCGCGGTATTGCGCTGCCCATTCGGCGGGGGTTGGGTGTTTGCTCATGCGGCCACCATTATTGCGTCAACATCCGAAATTCGTCTGCCAATCCAGCGCATGACCGGAACGGCCATTGAGTTGCCAAGCGCCTTGTAGCGCGGCCCATCGGCTGCTGGCTTGCCGCGATGCGGAATGGCCGTGTAATCGTCGGGAAAGCCCTGCAAACGCTCGCATTCAATTGGTGTTAGGCGGCGCACTGTCATGCTGGTGGCAACGTGCATTTGACTCGCTGCATTAATTGTTGACGCCGGCAGCCCATGTTCTGCGCGTGTCCGATTGCATTTTGAAGTAATTTGAGCAGGGTCAAATGCTACAGCGTGAATATCGGTCTTGGTCAAAGTAAAACAAGCACCACCTTCATCATACCCAGCACCATTTGGGCCAGCAAGGTTATGCCGACCAATCATGCTTCCCTGTATTGCAACTGCGCAGCTTGCTTGCTCACTTCCAGAGCCACAACTTAAGGCGTGCTTTGTCCCATCCGCGTTGCTTATCGGGTCTTGTGTCGGGTGGAATGAAATCAATCCACCGTCGCAGTCGAAGTCTGTACCAAGTCCGCCGCCCGCAGAGCTCCTGCTAGGGATGGTGGGAGAAGCTTTCCCCGTTTCTCGGCGCGGCGCAGGATTCCCCTGCAGGCTGTCGCGCTCAAATAATACCGCCGCGGCAGGTCGCCAGTCTCCAAAATATCCGATAACGAACACACGGCGGCGTCGCTGGGCCACTCCGAAGTATTGAGCGTCAAGAACTCTGTATGCCCACCCGTACCCGAGTTTGCCCAGCGCCCCGAGGAAGGTTCCAAAATCCCGTCCTCCATTACTTGACAGGACTCCGGGGACGTTCTCCCAAACCAGCCAACGGGAGCGATAGCGGCGAGCAATGCCACCAAAGGTAAGCATGAGGTTGCCACGCGGGTCTGAAAGTCCTTTTCGCAATCCGGCAACGCTGAACGATTGACATGGCGTTCCGCCGACGAGAATAGAGATATTTGCATCTGGCCATTCCTCGAATTTCGTCATGTCGCCGTAGTTCGGCACGTCGGGATAGTGATGTTTCAGTAGCGCGCATGGAAACTTTTCAATCTCAGAAAATCCCCACGGTTTCCAGCCAAGAGGATGCCAGGCAACGGTTGCTGCCTCGATGCCAGAACATACGGAGAGGTAAGATAGGCTCATCTCACAAACCGCCCCTTCCCGTCGCGCTTGCGTGGCTTCACATTACTCAACCGCTCAATCATGCTTCGCATCAGCTTGTTCTCAAGCTGCGTTGCGCACAGCACGTCTTGATAGATTGCACCGGCACAGATAACGCCAATGGCAAAGCCGATTGCGGGCGCGAGTAGGTCAATCACAGCAACGCCTCCTGTTTCGGTTTCTGCACTGGCTCAACAAATAGACGCGGCTGTGCGGCTGCCTGCTCAACACGGCGACAAGCTATATCGAAATACTTTTCCGAAAGTTCGATTCCAGTGCCTTTGCGGCCTAGTTGCTGGCAGGCGACAAGCGTGGTGCCGCTGCCCATGAATGGGTCGAGGATGGTTTGCCGTTCAAAACTAACTCGCGAAACTAACCATTGAACTTGTTTGATTGGCTTCGTGCATGGGTGGCCAATGTTCCTGTCTATTGCTTCCGTTGTAGCATTTGCAGCAAAAGCATTAGGCCGGCTACCTAATCCTTTTGCTAAATATGGGTCATCTCCATAATAAAAAAGCGGTTGGGAACAGACGAACCCCCACGGCCCACAATTTGCGCCGCTTGGATAATAAATAGCGCCCATACTTCTAGGCACATCGTAATAAAAGGCGCTAGCATTTCCGGGCGTAACAACGGCTGCGTCACAAATTGAAACTGCTTTTCTAATGGCAGGAACACAGATTAAAAAAATGTTTTCTGGAGTATCATCGTAAGAATCATAAGAAACACCATTCTTGCCGTGTTTTTTAGTTGCACTCCCTTCATAATTAACGCCATACGGCGGGTCAGTAACACACGCATCAAACCGGCCAAGTGTTGGCATGACTTCGCGGCAATCGCCTAGAATAAGCGTCTGGTCGCCGATATGCTCAACGCGCTTAAGCATGTTGCCCACACCGATCATTGCGCTTTGCCACATGGCCGCACATCAGCCCGCCGTTGACGAAATGCCGGCATTGCCCAGCGCGCACGTTCATGTAATGCACTGGCGCAATCACGGTAACTTCGGCTGGCGGTTTAATCGGCTCCGGCGCTGGCTTTGAATGTTTGTTTGATTTGCCAGACGGCGGCATTCCGGTTACGAGTCTTGAATATCTAACCTGTGCGGCGACTTTGGTTCTGCCAAGCTTCTTAGAAATCTCGGCATAACCAAGCCCATCCTTGTACATTTTTTTTAGTTTCTCAATTTCTTCGTCTGTCCATGATTTTACATCTTTTTTTTTGTCCAGTAAGCCAGCATCGCGCAAATGCTTTACACGATCATTCACGCATGACCTGCTTGCGTTAAATACTTCACACCAATGCTCGATGCCGGACTTCTTGGCCTTGACTAACTTAATTAGCGCCACATCATCGGCTTCCGTCCAGTGTTTGTATTTTCGCAAATAACTCATGGTTTGCGCTCCAGAAACTTTGGGCATGACACCACGTTATCGCCATCGGCCAGCAGCTTTATGACCACTGGCGATTTATTGTAATTCGGGTATGATTCTGGCGGGATTGATGATTCGAGTATGTCGGCTATATCGCTTAGTGAATCTGTGTGCTGGTTTACGCGGGTGCCAATTTCGGCAATGTACCCATTATGGCGGCTAACTTGGATAGCCAATCGGTTGAGGGCAATTAACAACTTGTTAAACCGTTCCTCAAGCGACTCGCTCATTTCCGCCCCCTTTTAACCGGCAAAATGAAATCATTAGGCGTCACTGCGCCGTCGGTAATTTCATAAATCTTAAGCAACACGTTATACTCTGGGATTCTGCCTTCGTGCATGTAACGATATGCCGCTGGGTATGACGTGCCAAGCAGTCCGGCAAGTTGCGCGGGCTTAACGTCATTGAGTGTTGTCCATTCTTGCAATTTCATAGGTCACAGCATAATACCGGCTTGGATAGATTGTCCACCACAAAATACGAAATAATATTTCTCATTTTTAATACCGATTTGGATTGACAGCATCATACCGCTGCGGTATGGTCACGTCATCAACAAGCGAGGACAACATGACCAACACACAACGCGCCAGACTAACCCTGCAAGACCCGCTGGCAACGGCAGCCGATAAGCGTGCGGCGCTGCAAGTGCTGCAAGATTGTTTCGCGGCCAAGTATCGCGTGTTCGACACGGTGCAAACGGTTCGCCACCAGTTGATGATTGGGAGGGTGGCATGAGCAAGCACACGCCAGGGCCTTGGACAATTGACGGCTTTAACATGGCGGCAGTCATCCACTGCACTAAAGAGCGCGGCCATCCAGATGCGAAGCATTCAACGGGAGATTACGAACAGATTGCCCGTTGCGAAGGTGAAAACTGGAAAGCCAACGCCCGCTTGATTGCCGCAGCGCCGGAGTTGTTGTCAGAGCTAGTGAAATTAAGGCGTGCCTATGTGAATCTTTTGGAAGCAGGCAAAGACCGCATTACTTCACTTGGCGGTGAATGTGACCCTGTAGATATGATGGAACGTAGCGACCCCGCACTTACAAGCGCCCGCGCCGCCATCGCTAAAGCAACCGGCGGTGCAGCATGACCGCCATCACCCCCATAGTCTCCGCGAACGGGTTTGCAGTTCCGGCACAAACATTCAGCCATGAAGCCGTTCGCGTCAATTCCAATTGGAAAGACGCGCAAGAGAACAAAGCCAGAGCCATCAGGAAACTGAGCGCACAGCTTCGCGCCGTTTGGATAGACCCAGCCAACCAGTTTGCTTTCGACGCCGTGGACGATTACGCGGCGGGATTTAATGAGCGTCTGGCCAAGTTGCTTGAGGATGAAATACCGGAGGCTATCGGCTTCTACTTTGGCGAGGCTGGGCTTTAGGAATCCGCGCCGCACGGTCTGCGGCAATCTAACAGCGCAGGAGGCGCGGCAATGGAGGGAACAATGAATATTGTAAACGTCGCCAGCTTCGCAATCTGGGCTGTGTTGGTTGGGCTGGCAATCGGCGCATACGTCACCGTGCAAGAGCGCATCAGCTTTGTTGAGTTCGATACGCCGCAGTACCGCGTTTCGTATGTCGCGGCAAAGCAGGACGCGATTGACGGCATATTCATGGATGAACGGGGGCTGAAATGAGCAAGCTGATAACGAAAGAAACGCTTGAAAAATGGCACGCCTGCTCAGGAGGCGCGGAACGGTTCAACGAGTTGTGGCCTGATGGTGCGGACTTAGCAACAGCCAGCGCCGGCCTTATCGCTTATGGTCATAAAGCTTGGTCTGATTGGCTTTGGTCGAAATGCGCCAAAGATGGTGAATATTGCCAACAGACTGTGATTGCGGCTGGCGATTACGGCACTGCCACGGCTGGCGATGGCGGCACTGCCACGGCTGGCTATCGCGGCACTGCCACGGCTGGCGATTAC